GCGCACCTGTAGGAATTAGTATTGAAGAACTATTAAGATTGGCACCTTCAGAAATTGCAAAGAGGATCCCTTTCCTATGAACTTACTAACATTATTAATATTTTTTGAGAAGTCGGGTCTCACCAAAAAAACGGCTTCTCCTGTTTTACAAGAACGCAAATTTTTTCACGAGTTAGGTTTAAAGGTACCTGACAAATAGAGAATTATGGAAATTGATGCCTACATACTAATTGTATATGCTACCGTTTGGACTATCTTTTATTGGTTCTTATCGCAATATATCGCGGAGTTATCACGTCAGAAATGGACTACATGGGTAGAATCTGAAGAATCAGATGAAACACTAGTTAATGCACTGCAGGTAATTGTTGATGAGATAGAGGATCGGATGCATGATAAGCTCCAAGAGTTCCAATCGTCGTTTTTTGGATCTCTTGGGGCCGCATCTAAAAAATTAGATGATGCCACAGGTCAGTCCACAATTAAGGCGTTAGCTAGAGACAACGCGATGATGGGCTTTGTGGCTGATTATATGATGAAACGGGGCAATTTGGGCCAGTTAATGGGTCAAAACAGCCCCGAAGTAGGGGTAAAAGAGTCTAAAGATAGCGGTAAGTTAGGCCTAAAGTAGTGGGTGACAAGCCTACGGACTTATTATTAGGCGGCTAAAACTGCAGAAACTCCCTAAGTTACGTTGATCTAAACAATAAAAAAAGGGTTTATCGTCTAATAATAATAATAATAATAATAATAATCCGTCATATATATATATAAAATAGTTTTGGAAAAGTACCTTAGCTCCGTCTAGCACACTGGTATATACCCTGTCCCCCAATGTGGTAGCATGAAAGACCTACGAGAAGTCGAGTGTTCAGTATGCAAGAAAATCGGTTTGACATGTTATGCGCAATGTCGAGATCCGAAGTGTGCCGCAATCCATGAAGTTCAGGTGATTGATTGAAATATTATTGTAGCCTTTGTGAAAAAGGAAAAAAACATAAGTGTGCCAATTCCAAAGAAAGTGACGCAGACCGCATCGCACGGATTAATAAAATGGGGCCAAGATGAAGCGTAAAGTAATCAAACTACATCCCGATGTAATGGCGATGCTAGAAAAGTACAAAGATAAGATACACGATCATATGTCTAAGAGAAGAGTACCATTAACGTGGAATGAATTTATTATTGCAATCTGCAGCGATTGGGAAAACGGTAGATCTAAATGTCACTGCGGAATGTTCTACGATTGTCAGCACTGCCATCATACCAGACGTTACTTTGAAGGTAAGCGCAGGGAAGAATATGACTAGATGGAAATGTATTCACGGTTTAAGCCATTGTAAAATATGCTGCAGGCGCTGCGTAAAAGAATGATCTGTAAACGTTGCCAACTACTTATACCCTATAATTCAATTGCAGAAGATCGCAAACACTGCAGGCACTGTTTCAGGGCTCTTAAGTTATAACGCGTAATCCAATCCCCTAATCGGGGTAAGCTCGTAGGCATCGCCCCCACAAGGAGCATAAATGGTAGCAAGACGTAAAGCAAGGAGAAGTTCACGCAGAAAGCGATCCTTCTCAGTTAACTTAATTGAAACAGGGGCAGGCTTAGCATTTTTAGATGCAAGCAATGCAGGCGCAGCAGCGCAATCTTTTTTGAAAGGAGATATACAAGGCGGAATTAAAACGCTAGGAGATGCTTTCAAATCAAATAAAGATCAGATGGTTAGAATTGGAGCAGGAGCACTAGCGGCAAAATTAGTTGTCGGTAGTCTTGGTGGATCCAAAATACTAGGAGCAATAGGTCCGCTCAAACTAAGGGCTTAAGGAAAAAAATATGGCAATATTAGTAACAAGATCAGAAACACAGTTGGGATTAACAACTAGTTTTCAGGCAATGGATAACTTAGGTGGATCATCTGTAAGCAGTTCGTTTACAGTTCCAACCAATGTTAGCGCAATAAAGCAAGTCGCAATCGCAGTAACTGCAGATGGATCAGAGGAAACAGTTCCTATGGTAAAGATCAGTGGTAATGCAATGCAAGATGGAGATGCAGTTATGACAGGTTCCGCTTTAGTAATATCTACTACAGCAACAGGAACCGCTAGTAACCTCGCACAATACGATACAGACTTGCGTGTACAGTCAGGAAACTCTTGCGAGATCGCAATAGCAGGAACTGACGCAGCAACCGTTTCAGCAGCAGTAACGTTAACTTTCGCTTAAGGGGGTATAGATGCCTCTAATCGGCGGCGGTGGTGCAGCTAATACAGCAGGTAGCGGTGGAACCGCAGGTGTTGGTACTAGTTTAAACTACATAGGAAATCACGTTTACGCAAATTCAGGTACGGTTAGTGTTCCGACTGCAGTAACAACATTAATAGATGGAACAACGGCAAATGATAGTTATACCGTTGCAGGTATTCAATTGGGCTGTATTGAGAAAGTCTCTGATGATTTTGATTTAGCCATTAAAGTTAATGGTGAAATTATTTATGGGCTTCAATTAGATAACACGCATCAAGAGTTTTCTTATGGAATGTATCCAATATCGTTAATCATACCGCCAAATTCTAGGATCAAAGTAACATTAACTAATATATCACAAGATGTAGGTCGTGATTGGTATGCAATATTAACAGGAGAAGTATATGCCTAAGAAGAAACTAACTAAAGCACAAGTAAATAAGAAACTACAAAGTGTCAGACGTGCTTTGTATGATCTCTTTTTAGATAAATTTGCATATGGCACTGAAAGCTATATGCCTATGAGCGCTAGAAAAATAGAACAATTCCATAAGGACACGGTAAGCGCAATACTACGTCTTAAAAAATGAGCACCACGATATACAATGTCGAATTCCCCTCGTGGTTTAATGACAAACGATCAGTGGAGCAATTACTTGTTAGATTGGTCTTGGTATATCTTACAGGAAAAGAAACGGGGATCGTCTAATGCCGTACGCATTAATTCCCGATGGTTACTCACTAGAGAAGGTAACAAAGGCACAAGAACAAGCACTAAAAGATAAAAGACGGCATGATGATGTGGTTACTGTATTGAATAATCCAGAAATAGTTAAACAGATCATAATTACAGGTTTTGCATTTTTAGCAGTTAGAGAAGGTAAAGAGGCTTTATCAGATCTAAAAGATTTGGGTGTTGATATTACTGAAGATGTAGAAGATGCATTTAGAAAGAAGAGATCCATTGGTGGCGCACCTGTAGGAATTAGTATTGAAGAACTATTAAGATTGGCACCTTCAGAAATTGCAAAGAGGATCCCTTTCCTATGAACTTACTAACATTATTAATATTTTTTGAGAAGTCGGGTCTCAC